ATTTCGGGTATAGCGGTATTCACGGTGACACCGCCAGAAATTTGAATGATGCTCCATGTATTACCAGTGTTTGGGTTTATCCATTCTTTTATGTTCTGTGCATACAATTCGGTAAAATTATTGTTTACTTTACCAAATGCTGTACGAAGACCATCTCCAGTTCCGTCATTTGCTGTTGCTCCAGTATTGATTGTTTGACGTGCCATTTTTACTCCGAATCTGCGGTTATATTATTGTTATCTGTAGTAATCGAATTCGAATCTGCTGAAAATGTGGAAGTCTGATTTCGATTGAATGGGAACTCAGTAATTGTCGTTGAGAATCCATACTCATCATCCGGTTCTGCGTCTAAAGGATTGCTTTGAGTATAGACTTCAACAACTTGTGTATTAGATTCCATTTCAGGATTTTCATAGATATTCAAAATGACGCCACCATATCCACCATCACCATCCGGACCACCAACAGAACTATATTGCCCAATAAGACCTTGTCCAGATTTGACTGGTGGCCAAATATAACCTTTTGCTGTGAACTGTAAATCCCATGTAATCAAACGAGTTGTCAACATGTCGCCTTCATAATCAGTATTGTTTGTTACTGAGTTTAGAATAATAGGCATGTCATACTTCTGACACATCGAATCAATAAAGTCTACTGTCACAGTAAAGTCTGGTGTGAAAAATGGTAAAATTTGTTCAAGAATTTGTGTACCGTCTTCAGTATGCCTCACATAAATCGAAAACGAAAAGTCAAAATTATATGGTATCGGTGCATACTGTGACTTTACACCACCTGCTTGTGTGTAAGAGAAATTCTGTAGAGTTGTCTGTTGTTTTCTGGCAATATCGTAATTGATAGAATCTAAATTGAAAGACATTCTAGGAACTAAAGTGTTGATAGATTTTGTCAGTGTTGGATCTGATTGTAGTCTAATCAAATACTTTTCTTTAGCACCATATGTCAAAGGCACTTTCATTTTGTATTGTGGAGTGCCATCTTTTTTGAAACGTATAATATCAATATCATTGAAAAGTGTGCCAAAAGCAACAACAACTTTTCTTATTGTGCGATTATAATAGTGAGGATTTCCTAACATTTAGGCCTCACCAAAAGGATTTTTTTCTGTCCAGTCAAGTATATTCATGCCTTCGTCTTCTATTTGTTTATTATCAAAGATATCATCAAATGGATTTTCCATTTCTGCCATATCAGATGCAACGGTTGCTGTCCAAATCGCATTTGAAGTAACACCTATGACTGGTCCTGAAACAAAGTTACCAATTGTTCTAACAACAGTTAGTGTGTTTCCTGTTGGTGAATATGATGAACTATTGACAACTGCCTGCGCTGTAGCATTTGCTAAATCTGTACCTTGATATACAATTTCATCATCCAAATAACGTCCTGTACCAGTAGATAATGTTATTCTATTTTTTAGATATCTATCTCTCATGTTGCCATCAATCTCCGTGATGCCAGTATCAACAACTTCATTTGAGAATACAAACTGCTTCAGTTTGAGTGCGTATACATACACATTACCACCACGACCACGACCCAGAGTAAAAAACATTGCTTGATCATTTTCATGTTCAACGAAAGTGATTTCAAAAAAGTTCTGGACTAAAGGTACGTAAATCAGATCACCTTCTCTTGGTCTGATCAGATTGGCTGCTCTTGTTGTATACTTGAATCTTCTTCTCGATACCAATAAAGTTATTTCATCTCGAATCTCAAGCCCAAATTTTGATATGAAGTCACCCTCACCATCCATTCCAGTCACATTTTCTAAATACATTTCCAAAGAATATGCTTTTTTATATTCTTTTAGTTGAGAATCACCATAAAGATAATCATCTTCTGCTTCATTTGAACGAGGCATGTAATATACATCCATACCATACATTTGAAGTGCTTCGATAACTAAGTCTTCGACAAGAAGTTGTTCGGATGTTATCTGTCCCGCAGGAAAATTATTTAGGTAAAAATTAGTAGCCACAATTTATCCTATGAAGATTTCTGATGGCATACTTGTTGTATTGTATGTAAATTCTTCCAACTCTTTTATTTCAGCAATAGCTTCATCATAAATTTGTTGTCCGTTTAGTGTTACTCCACCAGGCATTTGAATTCCACCAAACTTTTTCAAATTGCTGCCCCACTGCATTTTGATTTTTGCAGTAGCAAATGCTTTGAGAAAACGATCATTCCAAATATCGGAATTCCCCGAAATCACTATAGAAAGTCCTGTTCCAGTATTCGCTGGCGTTGTCACTAAAGTCATTTCTGTAGGAGAAAGGATCTTATCTACTTGAAGTGTTTCCGCACCGATCAAGATCATATCACCCTCTAGCATATCTTGCGGAAAGTTTGTTCCTGTTCCAGTAACTGTTTTTGAAGTATTACTGATTGAAACTGTTCCAGACAAAGTGATTGCGTCAGGTACTAATTTGCGATAACATTCAACAATCACATATTCACCAACACTCACATCTCTCGACCAATCGATATCTAAAAATAACTTATTTTGATGGCGATTGTGTCTAAACTGAGGAGTTCCTGAGAACAACAGATTCAGAGAACGAATATGTTGCATCGTAATTTCATAAGAAACATACGAAACGGAAGTAAAGTCGTACAAATCGTGCAGTCTCAACTGATAGCGCAAGTCGAACATATTGACTGAGGAATTGGAATCATCCCATGGAAGAACTCCAGTGACAAAAGTAACTGCATCGGGACATGGAATCCATTTACGATCTAGATCGGTCTGAGTAATCTGATGTTTCATCCATATTTTTTCAGTACCGTCGTAATGATAGTCATGCCAGAAACTCAATGCATCATCTAATCTGTCTTCGATTTGATCATCGTCAACGTTGATATCAATAACTGGCCAGCCTAATTTGCGTAGACAGTAATCTCTAAATTCTGCTCTTGTTCTTGGAGATGCCATTTTGCGATCCTAAAAGGGTATATTTTCTTCTATTTATACTAGATATACTTTATGACTTCTTCTGGTTGAACGAAACAGTCAAAATTATATTCACATTGATCCCAAAACCAAAATTGTTTTTCTCTCAAATAAAATCTATCTTTTATCAAATTAGTGTTTTCTGGATGACCAAAAATAACAGGATCCGATTGACCCCAAAGAACAATTCCATATTTACTCAAATCCCATGCAAAATGTTGAAAAAAACTGTCAACAGAAATCCAAGTTCTGCACTCATGTACTAAAGTTTCAAGTTCTTTCAAAGAATTATTTTTACGAAAATCCTCGACCAATTGTTCTTCACCATCAATGCCAATTTGAATAATTGGTTCATCGATCAACGAAATAAGTTCTTTCCAGTATGGATAATTTTTAGGATTTTCTTTTGCATTTCGGAGTTTTTTGGCATAAGGGGAAATAAGAATCAATTCGAAACTCCATATATTTTTTCAAATGCTTTTTGTAGTGAATCTTTCCAATTCCACTCATCCATTTTACGATAAACATTATATTGTTCAATATCACCAAAAAGGTCTTTTGCTTCTTGGATTGAACGACCTGGTATAATTTCAGGATAACAAGAAAATATTACTGGATTCTTTAGTTTTGGCAAGACATGTTTGAACACCACATGATCTCCCATACCACAATCTAAAACGACAATTGTACCTTGTTTTTTGTTTTTTACAATATTGTTGAATATTTCGTTATCGTGATCATATAGATGCTTATTGTTTGTTGTTCTTATTCCACCATTTGGACTTTTTAGGTGCCAAGTAATTGTATTGGGAATGACACAAACATTGTAACCTTTTTGCTTCAATTCATATGTAAAAAGAGTTTCTTCTCGATGAGCAACTTTTGAAAGACCCAAATTATAATCTGCAACACCGGCTCGATAAAGAAATGAACAATGTAAATGGTCCACTTCTTTGTATTTGTTTATTATGCCCCACTGAATACTGGATTCAATATCAATATTTTCCATTTTACCAGTAGAATTTCTTGGACTCATATCCCATTCTGGTGTCAAAATAGCACCACCAACAGCACCAATTTTTTTGTCTACAAAAGAATATAAATTCTCTAATACTCTGTATTCGGGTATCGTATCATCATCTATGCGCCAAACAAATTCATATCCCATTTTGTTAGCGATTTGATGATTATGATGTTGTCCTTTTTTAGCGCCAAATATAACTTCCCATTTTATTCTTTTTATTTCCAACATACGAAATAGATTCATATAATGTGGAATAGTTCTCAAATCTTTTGGTTCATCGTTATCATCAAAGATCACTAACTTATGTGGTAACTTTGTTTGATTCAATACAGATTGAATCGCTAAAGGTAAAGTTGTATCATATCGACCTTTAGTTGAAATTGAGCAGAGAACATTATTCAGTATCATAACGACATACCATCAAATTGAATCTTGTATTGGTTGGTTTAGTATCAAACTCGCCGTTCTCACCGATAAAGAAATATTGAAAATCTGGTAGATGAGATTCATCTAACATATGTAATCTATGATGTTCGCCCCAGAAACCAGGTGTTTCTTTATATGGAACCGATAATAAAAGTCTTCTACAATGTTTCTTCAGTCTTTGGGCTATTTCTAAACCATTGTCGAGATGTTCAATAATTTCAAATGCAATGATTGTGTCATAAAAACCTAATTCATATTTGTTGATATCTGTTTGAACAAACTTTACATTGTCTTTCCATTTTTCATTTTTTGCGACTTGAATCGAACGCTCGTCATAATCAAGACCCGTATAATCTATATTATCTGGAAGAAATTGTAATCCAAAACCAGTTGAGCAACCAATCTCCAATACTTTTGTTCCTAGAAGATTATCTCTGGCCCATTCATATCGTTGCTTCTCTCTAGGGAAAACATTATCTCCCTTGAGAAATACTGCTCGTTCATAATTATTGGATAGCTTATGTTTGTACCATTCTCTATTGTATTTTCTAGCAAGAATCAACTCGTTATTCTCAAATACTTTTTTCCAATCTTCGACTAAAGATATATCATTCATAGTTCCTTCGCCACGATGATATATTGGAAAATAACCGGTGTACAAACTCTTCGAGTGTGCCCAAGTTTTTTGAATACATTCTTCTATTTGAAAGCCTGCGTCTAATGCTCTGGTGCAAAAATCTATATCTTCGCAACCACCAATTTCAAATTCTTCACTAAGATACCCAATTTTATCAAAAACTTTTTTGTCGATCATTACACAAAAGAAAATTGCAAAATCTCTTTTTGTTATTTGTGAATGTGATTTGATGACACAACTAATTCCTGTTTCTTTTTTACGACGAATGGATAGTCTAAAAGTTTTAGCCAATCGTTTTTATCTTGATTCAAAAGAACACAATCATTGTTTAGTAAAATAACTTTATCGCCAATGGCTTTTTGTATACCAAGATTTGTTGCTTTAGAATACCCTATTGGATCGTCATTACAAATAATTTGCAGATGATTTGAATAGCCAAGCTGAAGGAACTTATACCGAAGTTCGTTTAGATAGATTACAGTATTATCGGTACATCCATTTGCTGATATGATAACTTCAATATCAGCAATGTCTGTATATTTTAGAATTGATTCTATGCAGGGTTTTAGAAAATCATCACAGTGATTGTATGTTGGTATTACTACACTATATTTCATAATATATCCAAAAAGTTATTTTTTCAATTCATCTATTTGTCTCTGCAAATCTTTGATTGCTTCTAACAAAATTGCGATCACTGGAGTATATAGAACGGACTTGATACCGTCACTACTTTCTGCTGTTAGTTCCGGAAATTGCTTTTCAACTTCTTGAGCAATAAAACCATAAGACTTCACACCAGAACCAGTCCATTTGAATGACACACCAGAAAATTTATTTACAAGTTCTAAAGCATTATCAATCGACTGAACTTCAGTCTTTAGTCTAGCATCGGAAGAAGATACGAAGTTATTCGCATACAAATCTGCATTAGCATCTCTTTGTGCTAGTGTATCTGGTGTAGCTGCAGTGTCACCTGTTGCTGTAGCAGCACCGCCAATAGAATCAATTGTAATTGAAGATGTGATTGAATCTGTAGTTATAGTGACATTCGCACCAGGAACGAGATTGACAATTGAATTGTTTGATGATGCGACAACATCCGATTGTCCTGTAACAGCAATTGTTGTAAATGCGTTCCCTATTATTCCAACGCCATCTTGTCCCGAGTAACCACTGAAACCAGAAGTTCCTTCTGCACCATCTTGTCCTGAGTAACCACTGAAACCAGAAATGCCTGAAGCACCATCTTGTCCCGAGTAACCACTGAAACCAGAAGTTCCTTCTGCACCATCTTGTCCTGAGTAACCAGATATTCCCGAAGCCCCATCTTGACCCGAATAGCCACTAAAGCCAGAAATACCTGAAGCCCCATCTTGTCCCGAATATCCCGATGTTCCTGAAGCACCATTCTGTCCCGAATAACCACTGAATCCCGAGATACCAGAAGCACCATCTTGACCTGAGTAACCAGATATTCCTGAAGCACCATTCTGTCCTGAATAACCACTGAAGCCTGATGTTCCTGATGCACCATCTTGACCAGAGTAACCACTGATTCCTGATGCACCATTTTCACCAGAGTATCCAGAGTATCCAGAGATTCCGGATGCACCAGAAAATCCTGATGTTCCCGAATAGCCACTAAATCCAGAAATGCCAGAAGCACCATCTTGTCCAGAGTAACCAGAAAAACCCGATAGTCCCGAAGCACCATCTTGACCAGAGTAACCACTGAAACCTGAAGTGCCTGAGAAACCGGAAATACCAGAAGCTCCATCTTGTCCCGAGTATCCTGATGTTCCTGAATCACCATTCTGTCCCGAATAACCACTAAAGCCAGAAATACCAGAAGCACCAGAAGCACCATCTTGACCAGAGTAACCACTGAAACCTGAAGTTCCGGAGAAACCTGAGAAGCCCGATAACCCTGATAAACCATCTTGTCCTGAATAACCAGATATCCCCGAAGCGCCATCTTGACCTGAGTATCCACTTATACCCGAAGCACCATTTTCACCAGAGTATCCAGAAAAGCCTGAAGTTCCCTGTTGGCCAGAGAAACCTGATGAACCACTGAAGCCAGAATAACCTGAGATACCCGAAGCGCCATCTTGACCTGAGTATCCACTTATACCCGAAGCACCATCTTGACCAGAGTATCCTGATATTCCCGAATAACCACTAATACCAGATTCGCCATTTTGACCAGAGAATCCGCTGATTCCTGAATAACCACTGAAACCCGATGTTCCTGATGCACCATTTTGACCAGAGTAACCACTGAAACCTGAAGTTCCGGAGAATCCCGAATCACCACTGAAGCCCGATGTTCCTGATGCACCATCTTGACCAGAGTAACCGCTTATACCAGAAGCACCATCTTGTCCAGAGTAACCAC